CGGTCAGCCACTGCTGGAGGGCGGGCATGATCTTGCCGCCCATGTTCGCCCCGCCCGGCACCTTCTGGAGGGCCTGGAGGACGGCGGCGGGCCCCTGGGCCCGGTTGTTCAGCATGGCGGCGAGCTGGTCCTTGTGGGTCCGGGCGAACTGCACGATGGCCCGGGCCGTCTGGTCGGTGAAGCCCCAGGCTTCCTTGGCAGCGGAGCCCTGGATCGGGGTCTGGGTGCCAGAGGCAGAGGGGATCGGGGTGACGCCGGAGACGGGGGCCTTGGCAGGCTCCTGAGCGCCGGGGATCTGGGACTTGATGGTGGAGAGGGCGCGGATCAGCTCGCGGGCCCACTTGGCGGTCGAGGGGGAGGCTTCGTCGTCGAGGATGAAGTCCAGGTTGCCCCTGGCGCCGACTTCGAGCTTGTTCAGCTCGTGGTGGATCTTGTTCAGCTTGCCTTCCAGCTCAGAGCCGGACCCGGCCACGGCACCCATGAGGTCCTGGCACTCAGTGATCGCCCGGCGGAACACGTCAGCGGAGATCAGGGTCTTGGCTTCCTTGCTCGCCATGGCGGGAGCAGGTGTTGAGGCGGGCGTAGCGGCGGGTGTTGAGGCCGTGTTGTATTCGCCGTTGCGGATCATCTGCTCCTGGTCGGTGGAGATCGACTTGGCCACCTGGGTGCGGATGGCCTTGGGGAACATCTGGTGCCAGACACCACCATTTTCCTGGGCGTAGCGTTTGGCCGCCTCATCCACCCAGTAGAGCCACAGACGCCACGCGAGGTTGGGGTCGTAAGTGCCCCTGTCCATCTTCCTCTGGAGGTTCTTGATGATCTGCTGCTTCTGGGGATACAGCTCACCGGTGTTCTCGGCGTAGAGTTCGAGTTCACGGGCCTCCGCTTCACCCGGGGCGTTCTCAAAGGCGGCGTTCTTGACAGAGGCTTCTTTGACAATCACAGCCTGGGAGCCGATATCCTTCAGGTTGGCCAGACGCTGGAGCTGAAGCTGAGAGGTCGTCATCCCCTGCTCGCGGGCGGCTTCAGCATCATCCGCGTACTCCGAGAACTTCCCGGCGTCGATCTGAGGGGCGTTCTGGGTGACCCAGGCGATGCTTTCTTCCACTTCGGTCAAGAGCTGCTGGCGCTGGGCTTCGGACTGAAGGTTGCCGCCGTTGGAAGCGAAGGCGTAGAGGGCACTTCCGCCACCGGGGTGCCACTCGTAGGCCGTGGTGATGGCATCTTGGAGATCCAGGTCCGGCTCAGCTCCGGCAGCGACAATCGCGTGGCGGAGACGGCTCGGGTTCAGAGTTCCGGACATGGTTGAATCTCCAGAAGTTACACAGTGGTGTCGGGGAGGGTCGCCAGTTTGGCGGGAGTCTTCAGACGAAGAGCACCCATGGCGGAGGCGATGCGAGCCTGTAGGGCCGTCACATAGGTTGTGGCAGCTTTTACAGGGTCCGACGTGATGATGTCCAGGGGCCCGGCCACTGGCGCGGGCTGTCCGGGGATGGCCACCGGGAGCTGGGTCATGAAGCGGACGGCCTTGCCCTGCATCTCCGTCGTCAGCTTGGTCCAGACCTCGGGAGCCACGGTAGCGAAGGTGTAGGGGGTTTGGGCGCCGTCCGAGAACGACCCACCCATGTTGATCAGGGGGTCGCCGTAGGCGGTGATGCGGTCGCGGTCGTCCTGGTCCGTCGGGTCACCGATGAACTGCGCGGTGAGCAGGACGGAGACGATGCCGTTGGCGTGCGTGACCTGCGGGTGGATCTTCATCAGAGGGCTCCTTCAATACCGGGCCTGGAATACACACGGAGTCCGTTGACGAGGATCCAGGACCGGCCCTGGGAGGCCGCCTTCAATGCAGCCCTGTGTTCGTCCGACAGCTTGACGCCGATATGGGCTTGAGAGAGCTTCTTGCGCTGCTCGGCAGACATCGTGGTGCCCTTGTTAGGGGAGGGTTTACCTCGTTTGGAGGCGGCGATGTTGGCGCGACCTTGGTCAGAGGTGGGAATCCCCTTGCGGCGGGTGTTGCCCTTGAGTGAGGCAACGACCTTCAGACGCTGATCCTCGGACATCGGGACACCCTTCTTGGGGGAAGGCTGTCCTCTGCGGAGGTAAGCCATCGAGTCCCCGGCGGCCTGTGCGTTGTAGAGGGTCTTGCCCTGACCGCGCATCTCAGCCATCCAGTAACCCTCACGGGCGGTCAGGAGGGCCTTGAGTTCAGCAGAGGTCACAGCCTCAACCCGTTCCAGCTCTGAGAAGACGAAGGCATCCTGACCGTGGTGCGCCCAGGCGATCTGAAGGTGCCGGTTGGTGCCGCGCCCATTTATCAGGGCCCAGCGGTGCTCATACCAGCGACGCTCTACCTGAGCACGAACCGTCTGCCCGACGTAAACCTTGTCGGACGCGCTGTTCGAGATCAGGTAGATGAAGCCGTGCACGTGTGCCCCAAAAAGGGACTTAGGGTGACCCGAAGATCACCCTAAGTCGGTTGTTTTAACCTTTTACGGAAACGCGGAAGGTCACGTCCACCCACAGGACGCTGAAGATGGGCTTGATGGCGACACTCAGGTGGACCACCGTGGGATCGGCGGCGTCGCGGGTGACCTCCAGAGAGCGGTAGCTCTCCAGGATCTCCTGCTCGACCAGGGCCCGGAGCAGGCTGTGGGCGGTGACGGAGATGTCGGTCACCACGGCCTGGACGGACTTGCGACCGATGAACTGCTCCAGGGCCCGGCGCATCCGCTGGCGGGTGTAGTCCACGATGGTGGTCGTGGTGGGTTCCCGCTTGAGGATGTTGTCGGTGCTGGTGGTCATGTAGTGCCGCACCTCGAAGGCACCGTCGCGCTCGATGAGGATGCAGACGCCATCGGAGGCGCACAGGTCGAGGATGGGCTCGGCGGTGCGGCGGACGAGGCGGCTGAAGCCCACGAGCTTCTGACGGGTGAGGGTAGTGGCCACGTCGTTGCTGGGGTTCAGGTAGAGACCGGCCATCGCGGCGGCGAGGAAGCTGCCATCCACGGCGAACTCAGTGGAGATGTTGTTGATGTCCACGGAGAGGATCGCGCCGCCGGGGTAGAGGAGGATCAGGCGCTCGCTGCTGATGGAGCGGGCCAGGGAGCGGGTGCTCTCGGGCGTGGCATACATCGGGCAGCCAGCGAAGCCGATGGCCTCACCACGCATACGGGGGCTGGCCTGGGTGTTCAGGTGCTTGGCCAGGAACTGGATGACCACGGGGCTGGTCGTCATCGGAATGATCACGTCGCACTTCCGGTCGGAGCCGGGCAGGGGCAGCGCGAGGTCCGCGATGGCGTCCATGTAGGTCTGGTCGGAGGCGGTTTCGAGACCGGTCTCCTTCTTGACCTGCTTCATGGTGATGGTCGAGGCACCGTTCTGGAACATCAGCTTGGCGCCGAGGCTCAGGCGGTTCTCGGGGGTGGGGTCACCGAACTCGGCGTATATGTCGCTGAGGTTGGTGTAGTAGCGGGGGAGCTGGAAGTCCTTGTCCGCCTTGCCCAGCAGGAGATTGACGTAGTAGTATTCGCCGATCTTGGGCTCGTTGCCGGACTTGTTGTAGGTGTTGATCAGCAGGGTGTCACCGACGTTCATGCCGTAGGTGGTGGTCACCTGGGTGCGGACGCCATAGATGCCAAGCTGGGGCAGCACGGAGGTCTTGTGGGCCTCGACGTTCGAGGCGGTAAAGACCAGCTTGTCATTGGGCCGGAAGTAGTAGCCGGGGGAGGGCAGCTCGGTGTAACCGTAGTCCAGCGCGGCGTTGGGATCCACGATGGTGAAGGTCACGCCGGTGTCCACGTCCATGTAGGTCTGGCCCAGCCAGCCGGAGGTGCCGGGGGTGTCACCGGCGTTCAGGGCCTGGAAGGTTGGGACCGCCAGGGGATCCGTGGTGGCACCACCGGTGCGGCCAAGGCCGTCGGCAGCGGCATCGCCAGCGGTGCGGCTGGAGGAGACCTTGAAGCGGTTGGAGTAGGGCTGGGAAACCGCAGCGGCCCCGCCGGAGAACTTGCCGTTGGAGGTGGGGATGGCGGGGGTGGCGACGCAGAGGATGTTCGGGTCGGTGCTGGGGGTGGCCAGTTCAGCGATGATGTGGCCGGTCAGCGGGGTCGTGACGACGCCGTTGGAGAACAGGGAGATGATGTCGCCCAGGCTGCGGGTGGGGTTGGTCGGGTGAGGCGTGGCAGGGTTGGCAGGATCTTCCCGGTTGATGTTCACGGTCACGACCTCACCGACCTTGGAGACGGCGGAGGCGTCGGGGCCGGGGGTGCCGCTGGCCATCTTCACCGTGGTGACGGTGTTGGGGGCCGCGCCGGACAGGAAGGACCGGAACTGGAGGCCCACCTGAGCGGTCAGGGTGGTGGCCTGGATGGCGGGGACGGCGTCGATGGTCAGGCCGTCATCCTGGAAGGTCAGGGTGATGGTCTCGTCGGGGGTCTGCCCGGCCACGCCACGGAGATCGGGGAAGGCGAAGGGCCAGACGATCTTCGTGATGTTGAAGTCGGCCTCCAGCACGTTGTGGTGGCCTTCCTTCACGACGGGCACGGTGTTGCCCATCTCGTCCTTCATCTTGTAGTCGCCCTGGCCCGTGGGACCAGCGGTGGCGACTTCGAGGGTGAAGGAGTGGTCGTTCAGGATGTTGCGCCAGTAGGTGGCGTAGACGACCTTGTTGGCCGCTGGGGGGTTGTAGAGCGTGAAGCCCTTGGTCTTACCGTCCAGGCGGATCACGCGCACGGGGCCCATGATCATCGCATCGACGGGGCTGTTGCCGACGTAGACGCGGATGAGGTCGGGGTTGTCGGTGGCGTGGCTCAGCAGGGAGCCGTCGGTCGGCACGTCTTCCAGGGTGAAGGCGACGTTCACGCCATCGGTCTGGCCGACGCAGGGGCGGAGGTAGACCTTCTCGTCCCAGAGGGTGGTGGTGACCACGGAGGCGTCGAAGGGGACGTAGCCGGGGGTGTGTTTGCCGGTGACGGTCTGGGCGACGTTGCCCCAGTGGATCTTGTTGTCCACGAGGACATAGTCCACGGTGTTGATGAAGTCCTGGCGGCCAGGGGCGTAACCGGCGGCGAGGATGTCCACCACGTTCTCGGCGGGCAGCTCGTCGTAGGTGTCCTGGTAGGTGTTGTAGTAGTAGGAGACGGTGAGGGTGTCGCCGAACTTCACCTCGTCGGCGAGGGTGAAGAGGCCGTGGTAGCCGTCCATGGAGGCCACGGGCACCTTGGCGCCGTTGACCTTGACCTCGAAGTTGAGGTTCGAGGGGAGGTTCAGGACCACGCCGCCGTTGGAACCGTCCACGATGGGCGTGTTCTTGACCTTGAAGGTCTTGGCAGTGTTCTGGCCCTGGCCGTTGGCGAAGAAGGTGGAGGCCACGGCGACCGCAGCGTTGTCCTTGTTCGCATCGACGAGGCTGATCACGGTGAGGAAGCCCGCCGTCTTGGTGGCGATGCCAGCCTCGATCAGGGACTTGATCATGTCGAGGGTGCGGACCGTGTTGTCGGTCTTCCGCAGCTCGATGCTGATCAGGTTGGTGCCCGCGCCGGTCACAGCCAGGGCATCGGAGACGCCAGCCGAGGTGCCAGCCAGGGTGAAGGCGAGCTTCACGCCGTTGCCGACGGTGCCGGGCAGGGTGGTGCCGATGACCATGCCGGTCTGGGCGGTGAAGGTGGCGTGGGCGGGGATCTGGAAGGACAGGTCCTCGGCGACGACCTGCTGATCCATCCGCTTGAAGAAGTAGGAGACCTTCAGCTCAGCCTCGGCGGGGAGGATGTCCTGGGTCATGAACTTGCCGGTCGCGCCGTCCAGGCTCGTGATCCGCAGGGGGATCGGGTTGCCCTGGGGGTCGGTCGTGTAGGCTTCGATGGCCGAGGGGAGATTGGTGACCACGCCCTGGCCGTTGCCGCTGACGACGGGAGCGTAGGTCAACTGGTAGGAGCGACCCGTCCCGGTGATCTGGTGGGAGAGGTTCTCCAGCACCCGCTGTTCGTCCGAGGAGGACGAGGAGCCACGGTGGATCTCCTGGTTCAGGAGCTTCTTGGTCTCCTGTCCCTCGCCGATGAGGACCGGAATCCGGGCATCTCCGAAGAGGCTGACGCCGCCTTCCTCGTAGATGACCGAGGTGTAAACCCCAGGCTTCGTGTATTGGGTAAAGAGCGGCATGTGGCATCCCCCTTCATGTGGTTAGGACCGTTCCATCAGAGGAACTTGAAAGTCCAGTTATGGGTCAAGGTGAACCCGGAACCGCCTCGGCACCCGGGAAGCCACCACTTGCGGCGATGGTCTCATTGAGAGAGGTGCGAAGTTCCTTTTTGTCGGGACTAAGAGGTTGGAAGTCATTTCGACCGACCATACTTAGACCCGTGGAACCCGTCTCTTTGCGGACTTGGTCACGTAGCTGCTGGCGTTCGTGGATGTCCCCCCACCGACGAGCGGCGTCAGCGCCGACGATGGAATCCACCGGGGCGTTGTCCATCCCGGAGCGGGCCAGGGAGATCGAGGAGGGGAAGTCACGCTTCGGGGACTCCGTCCTGCACCGCTTGCAGGGGATCGTCGCGGGGACCTCCACCTGGGACCCGAGGGTCAGGTGCTCGTTAAGCAGACCGCACTCGGGGCACTTGTATTCAAAGATGGGCATCGAGGGCTCCTACTGGTAGGACGGCGTGAACCGGCTGATGCCATAGACTACCAGCCCGCTCGCCTCGGGAGACCCAGGATATGTCGTGAAGTCCACGTCGATGTCGTCCACACGGTTCACCAGCGGCTTGTGGTATTCCCAGTCGGCCAGGGCGGTGACCGAGAGGGTGACGCTGTGGGTGGAGGTGGTGCCAGAGGCGTCCCGGGCCCCGCCGGTGTAGGCGGTCGAGACGGTCTGAATGGAGAGACCAGCGGACTCCAGGCGGTCGCGGCCTTCGATGAGCATGAAGTTCTTGACGAGCCCGGCCAGCTCCGTGGAGGTCAGCAGGTCGTTGGACTTCACCGTCAGATCGAAGGAGACGTTGTCCTTCGCGCCGTAGACCTCGTAGACCTCGCACCTATTGGGGAAGACGATGATCGCGGCCTGATCCCCGACTTCCACCTGATCCCCGACAGCCACGGTGAGCCCGGGTAGGAAGTTGGGGTTGATCGCCATCTTCTTGAAGGTGACATAGACCTGGGGGGCTTCGACGCGGACCTCCCAGCGGGCTCGGTCACCCACGTCCAGCAGGTGCTTGAAGACCCCGATGCCGCCGGTGTTGAGGCCGATGTCATCCACGAACTCGCCGCGCACCAGGGTGTAAATGGCTTGGCCGGGCACAACCTTCTCGTCGTTGGCCATGGAGAGCTGGAGGAAGTTCTCGGGGTTGACCCAGGCGTCACCGGCGGAGGTGCGGCGCCACGTGCCCTCGGCCCACACGTCCAGGCCCTTGGCGGTCCAGGGGGCCAGCCGCACGGTCGTCTCGGTCACCCACGTCCAGTCCTGGCCGGGCCGGAACTTCGTGCCGTTCTGGTCGAAGAGGTCGAAGGAGACGTAGTCGGGCGGAATCTGGATGTCGTTGACCTGCCCACCCGGGGTGTCCGAGTAGACGAGATGACGTTCGTAGGGCTCGATCCACCAGTCGGTGCCCTCGACGAGGACGGTGTTGGTGTCCGTCCGCTTCAGGGCCAGGGTGGGGGTGTATGTGAGGATCCGCAGGCCCTGGGATTCGGGGACGTAGTCGATGAGGGGGTCCACCGGCGCCACGTAGGCGGGGGACAGCCCCAGGCGGATGTAGACGTGCGATCCCGCGCCGGGCCCCCGGCGGCCTTCCAGCCAGCGGTAGGTCTGGAGGACGGCGGTGACCTCCCGGGTCTCCTCGTTCACACTCTCGATGCTCAGGTAGTAGACGCCTGCCTGGGGGAGGGTGTCGTCCACCTGGGTCTCACGGAGCCACTCGATGAATGAGCCGTTCATCCCGTTGAGCTTGGCGAAGACGGCCCGGCCCAGGACGGTGCACATGAAGTTGTCGGCGGACTGCCTGTCCCCATTCGACCTCGTGGAGCCCACGGTCAGGGACACGTCCTTGTAGGTGATGAGGTTCGAGAAGGCGGTGACGGCGCTGCCGTCGTTGTCACGGAACCTGGGGTGGCGCGAGATCACCGGGCGAAGTTCGCCCAAGATGAATGTGGCGAGGAAGCCCGATGTCATATCAATCATGGGTTTCTCACCGTTTACGTGCTCAGGCAGCAGTAGACGAGCACTGTCGCATCCTACTTGGCTTCTTCGCCGAGCAGCTCGGGGACGACCTGATAGACGGGCTCGATCCAGGCGTGGATGGTCTCCCGCAGGTCGGAGGTGTGGAGGGTGACCTCTTCCCGGGGATGCCAGCGGTTGCGGATGCGGGCGTAGCCGGTATCGGCGATGTTCTCCACGTCCCACTGGGTTCCGTCCTTGGCCTCGAACACGGCGCCGGGGACGAAGTAGGTGTAGAAGGCGTGGTCGCCGAGCACGGGGCTCTGGCTCTTCGCAGTCTCGGGATCGGTCGTGGGGCCGAGGGTGAGGTCTTCCTTGTCCCCAGCAGCAGGCACGAGGGCGGCAAGGAGGCGCTTGGGATCAGGGGTCATGGACAGAGTCCTCCATGTAGGGGATCAGGAAGTTCAGGTTTGGATGTTGCCGAAGATAACGGTGCGCCCCTGGGGGACCACCTTGTCATTCTCCCAGGTCTTGGTCGGGTCCGTCGTGGGGTTGACCACGGGTTCACCGGCGTATGGGGGAGTGGGTTGGAACCGGGGGTCGTAGGTCTCGGGCTGAAGGGGCGGCCTGAGCGGCACACGGTAGCGGGTATCTCCCGAGGGTAGCAGGACGGCGTCGTATTCCTGCTGAAGAAGAACACCACGATCCGCCTTGTAGACCGGGTTGGCCACGATCAGGCGCTCACCGTTCTTCCGGATGATCATGTCCCCGGCCTGGAGCACGGGGGTGGGCCCAAGCATGGAGCGGGACGTGCGGGTGACCTTCACGCCGCCTTCCTCCAGCTCCTTGGAGGCCCCGGAGTCCGGGTCGATGAAGAGGAGGTCGTAGGGGCCGTAGAAGCCCCCGACGAAGCCGGTCTCGTAGCAGGAGGTGCAGGCCGTCCGGGCTTGGCCCTCGGTGATGCAGCCGCACCGCTTGCCCCGGGACCTGCGGATCAGCAGGTGGGAGGGCTCGCCCCGGCGCTCGAAGAGGAAAGCGTTGCGCCGGACCATCTCCGCCTGCATGAAGTCCATCTTGTCCACTTCGAGGATGTTGAAGACCTCGGAACCCGGGGCGCCCGGCTGGTGCGCGAGCTGGCCGTTCGCCAGGACGGGCACGACCGTGTAGTAGGCCCGGTCCTCGGGAGTGGGGTTCACGAAGTTGGTCAGCTTCTTATAGTAGATGACGACCTTGGAGCCCTGCTTGACCTGGGGGAGCATCCGCTCCTTGCGGTCGGCGTCGCTCACGAGGGCGAAGGCGTTGGGCATCCAGACGACGCCCTCCATGGGGTCGATCCGCACCGGCGCGACGCGCTTGTCGTCGATCCAGACGGTGGCATGGGTCGGCTGGGTGGCAAGGATGGCCCTGCCGTCCAGGATCTTGGCGTAGAGGGGCGTGTCGGGGACCTTGAAGCCAAAGAGGCCCTGCTCTCCCCGCTCAACCCAGTCGGTGTCCTGCACCTCGTAGCGGATCTCCTCCAGGGTGGTCTCGTCACGGTAGCGGTTGCCGGGGATGGGGAAGGGGCTGAGGCGGAGCCAGGGGCCCTGGGGTCCCTCGGACCGGAAGGGCACGTAGCCCAGGCCGTCGAAGTCCCCATCGGCGACCCACATGAGGTCGCGGATGCCCGGCACGGCGCCGGAGAGGATGATGAGGCCCTGGACAGCCATCAGCTAGGCTCGCTGGAAGAGAGAGGCTTTGGGGGCGAAGGTGTAGGGGCGGCCCTGGACCTCCGACCGGTTCTCGTGCCCGGCCACGTCGGCAGGCGCCGCGTTGGTCAGGGTGGTGAAGTCGCCGATGTCATCCGACCAGTTGTCGCCGATGACCTGCACGCGACCCTTGGTCTCCGGGCCGGAGTAGACGACGGCTTCCTGGTCGAACCAGGAGGCGAGCCGTCGGAGCTGGGAGAGGGCCACGTTGGGGATGAAGAAGGACATCTCGCGGACGGGGACCTTCACCTCTTCCCCACGGGATCCCCGCACGGTCTCAGTCCAGAGGCCCACCTGCTGGACGAAGCCCAACCCGGCATCCCGGATGGCGGCCTTCAGCTCGTTCCGGCGGATGGCGATCTCTTCAGGGGACAGCTCGGATCGGTCGGCGGAAAGGATCCCGAAGGACTTCACAGAGCCTTCCCCGTGAGAGGCGGACTGCACGAGGTCCCCCAGCCGACGGAGGGCGCCGGTAGGGGTCTTCGCCGTCTTGGCGGGCGGGATGAATAGATAGGCGGTAAGGCGGCGCATGGGACCCCTCCATCCTAGGGTTGCATAGTCCCGCTGGGCCTGGAAGGTTAGAACACGTGTGCGATGGCGGGGACCGGCGCGGACTCCCAGGCGCGGGGGAAGGGCAAACGGTTCCAACCGTGCGCCCGGGCCGCGAGGACGAGGATGCTGCTCACGGCGGCGAGGTCGAACTCTCCGAACGCCTTGGAGACCTCGTCGGTGTCCAGGAAGTTGAAGGGCCTGGGCCCGTTGCCGTCCCATAGGACGCCTTCCCACTTGTCCGCCCAGGCCACGGGGTGCTTCCACTCCGCTTTGTCCTGAGCTTCGTGCATCTGGAGGCCAGCCACTAGGTAGACGTTCCGCAGGCCGAGCACAGGGTGGCGGGTGGCGAAGCGGATGTGGGGGAAGCCCGCCGGGTTGGCGAACGTCAGGGTCTTCGTCGCGTTGTCCAGGTCCAGGCGGGCCCAGTCCTGGGCCAGCCGAGATCCATAGACAGCGGTGTGCTGCTCCCCGAGGGTCGCGGCATCACAGATGTCAGGGAACCGGTAGTCCAGCAGAGGCTTCTGCTTGAGGGCGGGCGCCAGGGAGGACACTGGGGGCTCCAGGAGGGTGCGGATGGAGGTCGTCATGTCCTTCTGGGTCTTGAGGTTGACCACGCGGACACGTGAGCACGCCTTGGGGTAGACCAGGAGGAGCACGCGGAGCCGGGCCATGATCTCCTCGGGAGCCTCCGTGGTCTCGGCGACCAGGGTGTTCCCAATGAGGCGCAGGCGCAGCAGGCCGTGCTTCATGGCATCCAGGGCGAAGCCCCAGTCCCTCACCAGATCCGCAGTCAGGTACGGACCGTCCACCTCTTCGAGAGTGTGGCGGTCAACCCAGGTGGGGCGGGACAGGGGCAGGGAGATCATTGAGGTTCTCGGATGAGTAGTTTGGCCTCGAAGAGGCGTTTGAACTGGGAGATCGGGTTGAAACCGTAGGACTGGAGCCAGAGCTTGTTGCTCGATGACCCCCTAAGACTAGCCTCAAAGTGCAAGCCCTTGAGGGCCTTTGTGACATCGGCTGGGTTCAACATGTTGAACTTGGAGGACTCCCCCATGGCGGGGATGACGCTCCCCTCCCACCCGGGGCCCTCGACGAAGAGGACGGGGGCCATGGAGTAGCACAGGGCCAGCCAGATGGCCGCCCGCATGGGGAGGTTGCCGACGAAGTGGGCGTAGACGCGCCGGGTGACCTTCCCGTCCTTGAGCTTGCGGGCGAAGATCGCGGATCCGAAGCAGTCATGGGGAAGCTCCTCCGCCTCCCATACGAGGTCCGCCAGGGGGACCTTGGCCACGGGGGAGACGAAGATCGTCTTGGTCCGGCAGGCGGCCCACTGGGGCTTGGTGGTCAGTTCCTTGAGCCACACGCCGTAGCTGGCGGTGTGTAGCTCCTCGGGCGTGCTGGCGTCCCAGGTGTCCTGGAGGGTGTAGTCCAGCAGGCTGGCCCTCGGCAGAAGGTGGGGGCTGCGGGTGCGGCTGTCTTGCTGCATCGGGGGCCCTCCTCCCTCTGTCAAAGGTTTGAGTAGCATCTCAGATCACCTTCAGCTCGACGAGGAACCGGGAAGGCTGAACGCGGGCGACGTTCGGCCCACGGGAGACCATGTTGGGGACGCAGAGGGTCAGGGCGTCCATGGCGCGGGTGACGGCGACGTAGAAGAGGCGGCGCTCCTCCTCGATCTCCTTGTCCGAGGACGACCACTGGTGGGGTAGGCTGCCCTCAAAGATGTTGGTGACGAACACCCGGGGCCACTCCAGGCCCTTGGCGCTGTGGATGGTTGAGATCGTGACCACGCCGTCTTCCTTCTCCGCCTCGGCCTTGGAGTCCAGGGTCACGCGGAAGATGATGTCGGAGAGGGTGGCGTTGGGGTCGGCGTCGGTCAGGGCGATGAGGGCCTCGTTCAGGCGCTCCAGGTTGCGGAGCTTGGCGTCGCGGCGCTCCACGTTCTTCCCATACTTGTCGCGGATGAAGCCCTGGTAGCTCGTGATCTTCAGGATCTGGAGGTAGAGGGCGCAGATGTCCTTGACCTGGGCCAGCTCCTGGAACAGCTCGCCCACGGGGCGTATCTTCATGTGCTCGCTGGCGGCGGCGGCCTTGAGCAGGTCCCCGTCAAACTTAGCCTGGGCCTGGGCCGCCAGCTTCTCCACAGTCACGTCGCCGATGCCCCGCTTGAGGACGGCGACGGCCCGCTTGAAGGCCATGACATCATTGGGATTCACCAGTAGCTTCATGTAGGACAGGGTGTCCCGGGCTTCCTCAGTCTGGAACAGGCCCTGGCCGCCACGGACGACGTAGGGGACCCGGCGGCGCACAAGAGCGTCCTCCAGGTCCCCGATCTGCGTGGCGGAGCGCACGAGGATCGCGTTGTCCTTGAAGCGGAACTCACCGGTCTTCAGGACGTTCTCATTGGCGATGGCCTCGGCGATCCCGTCGGCGATGTCCTTGGCCGGAAGGCCCTGGATCAACCCGATGGTCTTCGCCCGGGTCAGCGGGCGGGGCTCGCGCTTGGAGTTCATCTGGAGGGGCACGGTGCCCGTCATGGTCTTCTGGATGGCGTTGGAGAGGCCGACGATCTTGGGGACGGACCGGTAGTTGTCCTCCAGCTTGTAGAGCCGGGGGACCACCCCGCGCCACTGGTTGACCATACCCCCAAGGATCTCCGGGGCGGCGCCGTTGAAGGCGTAGATGGACTGGGAAAGGTCACCGACGGCGAAGAGGTCCAGGCGATCCGGGGCCAGCAGCAGCTCGATGAACGCCCACTGGACGGGGTTGGTGTCCTGGCTCTCGTCCACGAGGACCGTCCGGAACATCCCCTGAAGGCGGGTCCTCCAGGCGTCGTCGTCCCGGCCCCGCCGGACCACGAGGTGCAGCATGTCATCGAAGTCCACGACCGAGGATTGGGTCTTCGTCAGCTCGTAGTCGCGCCAGAGGACGAGGTCCTGCTCCGTGAGGGCGTGGTAGCCCTTGTGGGCCTTCAGGGCGGCCTTGTGCACGTCCTCGTTGTATTCGATGGCGAAGCCCAGGCCCCGGGCCCGGTGGTAGCCGACCTTCTCCAGCCACTGCCAGATGTTCATCTCGGCGAACTTGGGGTCCTTCTTACGCAGCTCCAGGAGCCGGGAAAGCATCTCGCGCTGGTCCCCGGAGTCCAGGGGCGTGACCCTGTCCAGCAGGCCGAAGCCCCGGGGGTCCTTGCGGATGGCCGAGAGGGACAGGCTGTGGATGGTCGAGATCCGGGGGCCGACCTTGGGATCGTCGCCGTAACCTAGACGATGGCGCAGCTCGTCTGCGGACTTATTCGTGAACGTCACCCCGCACACCATCCGTTCCGGGACGCCTTGAGCGATGACATGGCTTACGCGGGCCGTCATGACGGTTGTCTTCCCGGACCCGGCACCTGCGATGACGATGGCCGGATGGCCCAAGGGGTGCTCCACCGCCACTTGTTGTTCTTGACTCAAAGCCCGCATGGGTTGCCTTCTATAGTGAAAGTGATACAGGAGATACAATGACGTGTGGGGTCTACCAGATTCATAACCTACAAACCAAGAAAGTGCATGTAGGTTCAAGCGTTGAGATCGAAGAGCGTTGGAGAACACATAGACGACGGTTGAACCGGGGAGACCACCACTCTGCCAAGCTACAAGCATCCTGGGCCAAGTGGGGTGAGAACCAGTTCGTTCTCGAAGTCCTAGAGGAGCTTCCCCACCTTAATGATACCCTCGTCGCCCGGGAACAGTGGTGGATCGACAATCTAAACGCCTATGTGGCCGGTTACAACATGCGCCCCAAGGCCGAGAGCTGTCTTGGTCTCAAGCGTCCGGCCTTCTCGGAAGAACACCGGCGTCGGATAGCCGACGCCAAGAAGGGGGCCCTGAACCCCAACCACGGAAAGCCCCGGGGTGAGGAAACACGAAAGAAAATCGCGGACTCCAACCAAGGTCTGGTGCGCTCCGAGGCAACGCGGAAGGCTGTGAGTGCCAGCCGGATTCGTTACGGGGATGTTCGCTATGCGGGCTTTGCGGAAGAACAACGGGGTAACACGCTCCGGCTGGCCAGAGAGCGAGGGGAGGCCCGCCTTGCACAGGAGTTTCAACAGGCGCGGGCAACCTGGGCGCTCCTCTTGAAGACCAGGGGGGGGGGGGGGGGGTTGTGACCCCCAGGCGGTGGAATGAACACCTTCGCGCCACCAGCTCCAGCCTCACCCGGGTGTCCACCTCGCGTATGAAGGACAGGGGCTACGTGGTCTACGGGATGCCTTGGGTGGAGTTCTGTGCGCGGATGGTGCAGGCGGAGTGATACCCTTGGACTACCAGACTCTTGTGGTGAAGGGGTAATCCATGGTTGTGCTGCCTGCCGGAAAGACGCTTGCGCCCGGGGACCTGAGCTTGATGGTCCGGGACTCGGCGAACAGCCCCGTGGTCCCCGCCTCGTTGAACTACACGATCTTCGCCAAGGACAGGGACGGCAACACCTCCCTGATCTCCCAGCCCAAGCTCCAGCCGATGCTCCAGGAGGTGGGGCTCTACTACGTGGCGATGACCCTGCCGACCTCCTGGGCCGATGGGGAGTATCAGCTCGTCTGGTATCTCCAACAGACGGCGGGCGAGCCGGAAGTGCAGATCATCGAAGACTTCTCCATCCTGGCGGTCAAGCCCGGGACGAACTCCCTGGAGGCCCCCTCGGTCCTCATGGCTCAGAAACTCCAGACGACCCAGAAGGTCGCCGACCTCATCATGTCCGTCCGGGAGCTGCTCTCCGACACGAACCCCGACCGCAACTACCACTTCCGGCCCCCCACGGCGGCCAAGACGGTGGCGGGCTACACGACCCGCGTGGGCTACATCTGGACGGATCAGACGATCCTCCGGTTCCTCAAGCTCTGCATCGCCCAGATCAACACCGCGAATCCCAAGGCCCTCTACAGCTACACGGTCGAGAACATCCCCGACGACAACTGGGGGCAGGCGTGCGCCCTGGGCGCCGCCGCGAAGTGCCTGACGGCTGAGGCCGCCCGGTGGATCGCCGACGAGTTCGGCTACAGCCTGAACGGTGTCAGCCTCGACCTGGAGAAGTCCTCCAAATACCAGGGCCTGGGCGAGCAATACAACTCCGAGTTCAAGGAGTGGATGGTGCCCCTGACGGCCAACCGCCCGCACTCCGTCGGCCTCCGTCAGATGAAGTTCTTGAGGTAGCCCATGCTCTTCCCCGACGCGGAAGCCAACGACATCTTCAACTCCGAGCTGCGAAAGTGGGCGCTCGCCGCCGAAGAGCAGGGGCACCGCATCGCGGTCTGGCACGGGGTGGACAACTTCACAGCCGAGGACGTTGAGATCGCGGTCAACCTGGACGCCAAGTCCGGCGGGCTCGTCCTGGACGGGAAGCTCTTCCCCGCGAAGATCAGCGAGAAGGGCCACCTCCTGGTCCTGCACTTCTCGGATCCCTCGAAGGGTTATCTCGAAGTGAACATCGACCAGGAGCACCTGCCGATGAACCTAGACCGAACAGGTATTGAGGTTTTCAACGATGGCAACATCGGCCACCTGCGGCTTTTCGACAAGCTGAGCGGCCAGGACATCTTGAAGCTCGACGGTGATCAACTGCACGAGCTGGTGGACTCGAAGCAGATCGACCACCGGAACTACCACGTGTCGGCGTTCAAGTATGCCGAAGGAGCTGGCCTGTTTTGACGGCCTCGCGGGCGAGGGCGAGCATCTCCTCCTCCTCGGGGCTGTGCATGTGGCTGTAGACCATCTCCAGGATCTGCTGGAGCCGGTCATGACCGGGGTCGGGCGTCCGCCAGTATTCCCGGATGACTTTGGTGGCAGCGTCGTGGATGGCTTGGTGGGCGGTGGCCTTCTCAGGGGTCAGGACCTTCCAGAGGACCCAGCCCTCGGCGTTTAGGTGGAACTCCAGGGTGTCCCGCAGTAGGGAGACGGCCACGTCCAGGTCTTCCTTCCCGGCGATGCCGAGCTTCACCATGTTGAAGCACTGGATCAGCATGAGGTGCTGATCGTCCAGCTCCAGGTGCCCCGTCCACACCTTGTTCTCCCCCATAAGCTGATCCCCCACTCTTTACCCTGCATCGGGTAGCGAGTGGGGGAGTTTATCTTGAAAACCTTAGGCTTTGATACCGAGGAGTTCCCGCACGCGGGGCAGCTCGTCCTTGATCTCTTCGTGTATGTAGAGGGTGAAGCGCACGTCGAACTGGCCGACCCCCGTGATGACCCATATGAACCGGGTGATCCCGTTGAGCTTGAGGGTCTTGGCCATGGCTTTCGGGTCGTCATCCTGGCCAGGGTGCCAGCCGGACTCGAAGCCTTCGTGGCGGCCCTCAGGGTTCACCCGGACGTAGCCGTGCTGGCCGGGGTCCACGTCGAGGGTGACGGCCTTGCCGGACTTGCCCTCCAGGGTCTCCAGGTAGGCGGGGATGTCCTTCTTCAAGCAGTTGCCGCAGACCGTGCCGTTCTCGTCGCAGGTGCCGTAACGCTTCCAGGAGTAGCTGTCGGCCTGATTCCGGACCAGCCCACCACACTCGTCGCAGGTGTCCCACTCGTCGGACCAGTAGCCGCTGTCGTAGTCGCCACCCTCCTCGATCCAGGCGATCAGCTCCTTGTCCACGTGGTTCCAGTTGGCGACGAGGAAGCCCTTGATGTCCGCCTGACCGGCGTTGATGTAACCGGGTTCACACATGGTCTTGTAGAGGGAGATGCCCCCGTTCTGATCGGAGCCCAGCTCCAGCGCAGCGTCGAACAGGGCCTGGAACTTCGCGTCCCGGATGTCCTCGAAGAGGCCAGACAGGATGGTCGCGGCGCCCTCCAGGGGCAGGTCCTTGAAGCCGGAGTCCGTGCGGTAGACCAGCAGAGCCTCACCCAACCCCTCGGGGTAAACGGTCTCCGGGGTGACGAAGTCGTCACCCGAGAAGAAGGACAGGCGGTAGGCGATGAGGTCCCGGGTGATCTCCACGCGGGTGAGGGTCGGATGGCCTTCCAGGGGGAAAGCCTCGGTGGTGTTCTCGGTGATGGCCTGGAGCTGCTGCTCGGCATCGGCCTGGGCTTCGAGGATATGGGTCACAAGGGACATGGACTACCTCCACTACCTAGTAGGGCGGGCCCTGGCCGGGATGCACCCCTATTTGAGGTCGGTGAGGCCGTTGGGGTCAGGTCCTGGGCAGAGGCTGATCTCGTCGAAGACGGGCTTGCCATCGGCGTCACGGTGCCAACCCAGCTCCAGGTGGGCCCTGGCGGTGACCCCCTGGGCCTCGCAGCTCTCTTGAAAGTCTTTGGCCCTTGGGGTGAGGGCAACCAGTCGGGCGGTGCCTTCAAAGGGGCCGCAGATACCCGGCAGGGGGGCGGGGTCCAGGCCCTGGATCTCTCGAACCAGATGCTCGCACCCGTCCGCCGCCGTTTTTCCGCAGATTGAGCAGGTGGCCTCTGAGGTTGAGCACCCCATGGAGTAGTAGCGCCCGAACTTCCCCTCTCGGATACTTCGTTCCTGCTCGGGGGTGATAGACATACCCTCCAGGCGGCCCTGAAGGGCCTCTAAGGGGAGGCAAAGCTGGGCGGCAACGCGCTCCTCAAGCTGCTTGTAGTCGATTTCCGTGTTGAGCACGACCGTGGAGCCCTTGGGTGGGGCCTCGTCGAGAATCACGCGCCCCGTGGCGGTGGGCTTCGAGGGGACCTCCTGACCGTCCACGAACGCCTTGGGGTAGTTAGAGGCGTCGTCGATGGCCAGGAAGTTCGAGGTCCTGCCCCGGATTTCCTTGGAGGCCCCGACGCGGGCGTAGAAGGGCCTGCCATCGGCGCCGTGGACGAACACGACATCCCCAGGGGCGGTAGGGCCCGAGGTGCCGTTGATCTGGATCTCCGGCAAGGCCGCGATCTCCTCGGGGGTCGTGGGCTTGCCCGGGCCGTCGCCGAGGACCTTGAACTTGTTCTTCCCGACCTTGACGGGGTGGGGCGGCAGCTCCTGGCGCTCCAGGGCCTGCATGAGGCGTCGGTGGGCGAGGGCCTTGGTGTGGTCCTTGCGGTGCTTAGTGCGGGCCATGGAGGCTCCTAGGTGTAGGCGGGCGCTCGCGTTAAGCGTCCGCTCTTGGACATACGCGGTTAAAGGGCGGTGTGGCAGCGTCCACAGTAGTAAACGCCGTCCACAAGATAGGGAGAGTCGTCATCCTCACCGTGCAGGTGCCCGGTTACGATGTGAGCTTTCTTTGGGCAGTTCTCTCCGTGGATAACCGGCGATCCAACCAGAGCTTGGTGTCGTTCAAATGCTCGGGTCAGTGCTGGCGCAATGGGTGGCGGGTTAAGGATTGCCTCGACAAAGCAGTCTTGATCCTCAGGGGTCATGCGAATGGGGATGGCATTTATTTCGGCGTCAAGTTCTTCCGCCGAACAAGTCCCGAGAGGATCGGAAGGGAACTCGCAGCCGGGGAGATGCTTTCGATTTTTCATGGTTCCTCCAGATGGACAGGTGCTACTTGCGGCGGTTGAGGGCGGCTTGCTTGCGGCGTTCGTGACGGTTGAGTGCGTGGACGGTGGGGCCATCTAGTGGAACCCGGCGCACCAGTTCTTCACCACGCCGTAGAGCGCCGTCCATCATGCGGTCGATCTCTTCCTGGGTTTTGCCTTGGAAGATACGCTGGACGGTTTCCCCTTCGTATCGGGTTTCCTGCATGGCTACTCCTTCACGGTGTTGAGCCGACCACCCAAGGCAACGGCGGCATTGGCAGTCATGGAGGCTTCACGGACGAGGCGCAGGGCGGCGGCTTGGTCGGCACCCTCGGGGGTGTTCTCGATCAGAACCGTGGCGAATACCTTGGCTGCGTCACGGATCGCCATGTAAGCCACCAGGGTCTCAGGGGTGGGGGCGTGATACTTGAAGATGTGGTCGAGGTCGAAAGCCATGGAAGGCTCCTTTGGATGGGGGTGGAGGATGGACAAGATCAGGCTTGCGCCTGAGTGGACTCGGGGGCGTGTTCCTGGATTGCCTCAATCAGGCCGAAGGTCGGGATTTCGTTCGCCTCTTCGAGCCATTTGAGGATGACGGCCTGGACGCGCTCGCCAAGGTCAGCTTTCGCATCCTTCGAGACATAGGCCAGCCAGTCTCCGTCCTCGTCGCCATAGTCGCTCGACGTATTCCGCATGTGGTCGATGAGATCCTCGCCGTCCGGCATTATCGCGTGGATGTTCGCGGGGGCCAGGACGCCTGTGTGGATGGTCTTTCCCGGAGCTTCACTGCGCCCATAGGCTAGAGCATCTTCGCGGGTGGCATAGCCTCCCCGGGTCCAGTGTTCGCCCGGTGTCGTGGTCCAGAAAAAGTCACTCATAAAGTCCTTTCGATGAAGGTGAATGTGGACAGGCTCAGTGGATGGGGCGGTGCTTGCCGCAGGTGCCTCGGTAGCCTTCGGGCGTGGGTGTCCCGCAGGACCACCAATCCCAGCACCCCGGCTAATCACAGCAGGTTTTGACGCTACTGACATCCTTGCAACTAGGGCACCCGGTCAGTTCATCGTCAGGGTCGAATGGGTTGGGGGCATGGAGCAGTTCGGTGTAATCGCCCTTCCACCCGCAGTTCTCGCATTTCACTTTCACGGTCGGGCTCCTGGACAGCCTCAATCGGCTGTGAAGTAGTCGTGGTGATGGAACCCAATGCAGAACGGTCCCAAGTGGATGAATAGGGCGCGGTCTGCCTTCTCCCATGTCCAAGCGATACCCAGGAGCCAGCGGGTTAAGTCGAAGTGTGGGTGCATGGGTTCTCCGTGGGGATGAGGATGGACA